TTATCGGTTGTACCCACACCAATTGAAGTTCGTAGTGTTGCTCCACTTTCTTGTTGGGGATCTGCTGTGCCGTCACCAACGATCATCTGGCCGTCAGTAAGAACCGCCATTGCGGTTATTGCACCAGTACCACTACCAAGTAGAACTCCGCCGTCGGTTAGGGTGGAAGCTCCCGTTCCACCGTCCGCAACTGGAATGTCAGTACCACCAGCATGGAAGATACGATTACCTTCAATACTAAGAACGCCACCCGAAGCTGTTAATGTATTAGCTGATGCGTGGTTAAGTTCAATTGTGTCGATTGTAAGGCTGCTCAAGCCGACGATCGTCCCCGTAACGTGCAGACCCAATGCCCCTGCGCTGGCTCCAGACGAGCCGACATTTAGCTCGCCCAAGAAGTTCGACACGGCACTCGTACCGCGCACATAGAGAGCGCGGTGTGCCGCAACGGGGTCGATGTCGATCCCGTTTTGTCCAGAGTCGTTCACGGACACGAAGAGCCCGCTCTTCCCCGTCGTTCCGGTGATCTTGAGCATTGCGTTGCTGGCGGGGGCCACGTTGATTCCGACGCTCGCCGTGCCGACGCGCAGTGTGCTCGCGCCGCCTGCTACTACATCGATCTGGTCCGCACTGACCTCATGCAGATATGAGTTGGCGCCGCCGTCGAGGTAGAGCTTGTCCGTTGCGCCGATAACGAAGTCGTGTCCTGTCTTCAGGGTCAGCGCCGACGACGATAGCACCATCGTATCAGCAGTGCCCGCGACCTTCCATGAGAAATCGTCTGCGGCGTGGTCATACCCGAACGCGCCCCGGTCCTCGTCTTCTGCATCCGCAAAATTGATTTGGGCCAATCCCGCGTTTCCGGCAACGAGCGTGATGTTGACCTGACGCCCCGTAGCGTCGTTGTTCTGGAATGCCGCGACGGTCGCACCGTCGAGGGAGGGCAGTGAACCCGCACCGTCAATGAACAGGGCGCGGGCGCCTGAACCGCCGAGGTTGAACGTGGGATCGCCCGTGAGCGTCAGGTCGCCCGCGGCCGTCAGATTGCCTGTGCTGCTCACCGTGAACAGTGACGGACTGACCGACGTTCCGGCCTTGATCAGATACTCGCTGCCGCCCCAGGTTTGGATGACCGGCGCGATCTCCAAGATAGCCAGGTCGCCAGTGTTCCCGCTGCCGCTCACGTTGGGCTCCATCTTCATCAGCGACCAAGTGTGTGCGTTAGTTGTGGGCTGCATCGAGATGGATGGACTGAACCGCATGTAGGTGTAAGGCACGCTCGTTACCGAATAGTTATCTTCGGTCACGACATCCGTGAAGATTATGGATTGGCCTCCGCCGCTGTCCCCTGACGCGAAGGTCAGCCGTCCATCGTCAGACCGGATACTAGAATTAACCAGCGGGTCTATGAAAATGAGACTTGACCCGTCGCCGACCGTTAAGTTTCCAGAAACTCCTAAACTTCCGGTAACTTCGGAATTACTTAATGCTATTAGACCCTTGCGAGCGATAAACTCATTAGCCATTCATATTCTCCATACAATAGTTCATAATATAATTAGTTTTAAAATTTGGGAAACAATCTAAAATAGGTCTGTACTGTCCAAGTGTCGGGACCGGAGCCTGTACTGGTTATTCTCAAATGAGCATTTGCTCCAGTTAAGACAAAAGAAAACGATATATCTGACGTATCTCCAACAGAAGCAGCCGATGCATCGGTAAACGAAATTAGGTCACTACCACCTCCCAACCAAGTAGCCAATAATATTCCTTGTCTTGCAGAACCGCTTCTAAAAGCTCTATAATCCACATTAGCTCCAAGAAAAGACGATGTTGGAATAGATGGATCTAAATTAGCAGTTTCACCAATAACTCCAGTAACGGTTGAACCAGACAATATAACCGAACCCGTAAGTATTGGAAGTCCTACGCCTGGGGTAAGGGTCGTTGTAACTACTGAAGCGGTCTCTGCGGAAATAGCTACTGAAGCCGTTCCTGCAGCAACAATAGCAAAAGATGCCGTAGTTGCAAAACTCGCTGATTGAGCAAAGTCTATAAATATACTAGGGTTTCTTGTTACAGTACTTGTGGTATTCTGAACCAACACAGTATTATAACTATCAACAGCCTGAATTGTTACTTTATATTCAGACTGTGGAGTTATAATAACTCTTAAGTCAGGTATGTCTAAAGCAATCCCAGGTGGAATAGTATAAGGCATTTAACTTACCTTGTAACGGAAGGTCTTACAATAAACTTTCCTTCAATAATTCTGCGAGTAATTGACCCACTTGTCATTAATACATCATAAACATAATCTTGAGCATCTAACAACGAAGAAGAGGCTGGAGGTAAACTAACATAAAGTGATCCCGAATCGTTCGGCGCTATCTTCTCAGTTTGAAAAAGTGCAGATGTGTCTTCTGAAGAATACGTTTCGCGCACGTGGCCACTAAACGTTTGGTTTGTTATATTAATTGGTGTGTTGGTCTGATCAGTAATTGAAACTAAAATTTTAAATGTTTCACCCTGACCTACTGTTAAACTAGTACTTTGTGCCATAATTTTTAATCCGAATTAAGTGTCTTACTATAAGTATTTTTATATAAAATAAAACCTCCCCAATGCTGAGGAGGTTTTGTTTTTAATACTGTTTATGTTTCTTATCAAAAACTTTTAGTAATTCAGGATACACAGATCTGGTTGAACGGTCACTTCTACTTGCATCGGATCATCGGTATCAAAACTCAACTCACCAAAAGTAGCCTGAGTAATTATGCATCCTTTAAGAATCCACTCTTCAACTTTATCTCCCACAGGGCCTAATACATTAATTGTTATGTCCTTCTTATAGAAATCAGCATATCCATCTCTACCCGTTACACTTTCGTGATGAAGTCGAACCCATTCCATTACCGACTGAGCAGAAGAGGGAACAATTGGATCAAACAAAGTCATATTAATTGGTCCCCACACAGAACGACCCTTAACATATCGTTGGACATTGATATGATTGAGAACCTTTGCGTCTTGGGATATTGTGGGTCTTGCAACACCCTTAACTACATACGCTGGAAGGCCGTCGGCATATAGAATAAATCTATTTGCCATCTTCGGCTCAAATGCCTTAAAGAACAGTTCTTGTTCATTAACTAAGTTTGCCATATTTTTGTCTCCAAAAGGTCTTTTATATAATTATCAACGTATCTTAAAATATAACGATTAATTTCCTGGGAATGTTGCGCCCGTTGGCATAATGTTGAAATCAATAACAATGAATTCAGCTGCCCGTGCGGGTTGTAGATAAATTTGACCAACTAATTGGTTTCTATCAATCACATCCGGTGTATTGTTTGACTCGTCCATGACCACACGGAAAGCGTACAATCCTTGTCTTTCCTGAACACTAGCCAAATATGGATTAACAATATTCAAGAAGCGGTTTCTTGTAGCTTCTGTGTTTTGTTCAAACACTAGGTATCTTGACGATGAAGCAATAAACTTCTTCATCGCGATCAAAAGACGCCGGACATTAATTCGATCAAGAGCACTAGCTTTCTTCTGTAGAGTCTTCTGACCCCAAGCAACAATTCCCTGTCCTGGGAAAGTTGCAATTGGATTAACTTTATTTTCATAGAGTTCATCTCTATTTGCTCTAGTCAAACGACTCTTAACCTGGGTTGCGCCTGGGATTCCTCCACGATTCAATCCAGCAGGAGCAAACCATTCAGCAGCAGCATTATCATTATATGCAAATACTTCAGGAAGTACAACCGAAGGAGGAGCCCACATAAATCTATTAGTATTACTATTTAAGACTTTAACCCACGGATACCAACCAGCAGCATAATTTGTATCAAGTAATGCAGCTGTTGTATTGGCTTCCGAAATAGTTGCGCCATAACTTGTCAGATCCATGATATAGAAGCAGTCTTGTCTATCCTCACATGCATCAACTGCATATTGAGTAACATATGGATGTTGTGCATAATTGACCCCAGGAATCACTAACAAATTAATATCAAATGATTCAGGATTCTTAATTGCGTCAATAGCTTGCTTAAAGGCTACTGAACCGGAAGCTGTAGAATTTGTTAAATCAAACCCTTGCGTGTTACCAGCAACAATAGCACTACCCATGTTTTTCTCGCGGTGCGGTTCATGTCCATCAAACCCTCCCTGCATCGGTACCGTAAACTTACGATATGCAACATGAGCTGAAGCTGTAATATGTAAAGGAACTCCTTCAACTTCATTGTTCGTGATGGAGCCACCATCCACTATATTATCAAGTGAAAATTCGGTTACGGCTGTAGTAGCGGCACCGACCACTACTCCCGGCAATGGAGTATAACTTACAGCTGTATGTCCAGTTGGGAGAGGAGCAAGATAACTTTGATTTGTGTTGTTCGTAGCGGTATAATCATATCCATAGAATAGCTTAGCATCCCGTTGTTGAGAAGCGGCCCAGCCCACATCAGATGTTTTCGTTCCAAGAGCAGCTCCATCGGACCAAACAGTTTGAATTACCCTTGGGAGAACTGCGAGTCCGGGCCCCTCATAGAAGCCGGTGGCGTATGGTGACCTTACAGCAGCAAACCCATAAGGTAATGTAAGTTCTGACAAAGTGCTATTGAGCGCATCTTCACTCAATTCAATTCTAATATATCTACTATGATTCGGATAATCTCCTTGATAATATGTCTCTGCAGTAATAGCATCTGTATATGGAGCACTATTACCAACCCGTCTAGCAATAAAATCTGAACTATTTGAATCAAGGTTCAAATTATCATATTGTTCTAAAATTTCTGGATTCTTATCCGTATCTCCGTATTTCCTAACCAACAAGGAAAACGTGCCAAAACTTCCAGCCCGTGTTTGATACTTAACAGATTGAATAGAAATCTTAACAGCTTTATTTGCATTTGAACCGTCAGCCAAAGTATGAACCTTAAAGAGATTAGTTCGTGTACCACCAAGTGCTTGTGAACGAATCCACGGCGTTGATGCGTTACTATAATCTACACCAGTGAAAACCAATTGAGTGGATGAGGGCAAGCTTGCCATCACTCCGGTCGTAGCGGATGCAAGACCCCCATTTAATCCATCAGTTGCATCTGGGAAATAAGAATATACATATCCCGCTTTCGTTGAATATGGATTAGTTCCTATTGAATTAGCTATACTATTAGCACTTGAACCAGAAGCATTTACTCCTGTCCAAGTGGTAGTCACGGCAGCTGAAGTTAATGTAATGGACATGTCGGTATACTTAGTAGCAGCATCCGATCCAAGCGACATGGAAGCTGCGGTAAAGGTTGATCCACTAACAGTTGGATGGAAAACAGCTAATACTCTGGTGGACGAACCGTCACCAATAACTAACGCAGCGCTTTTCGCGAGCGTTGGCTGGTAGCCACCTAATCCAAGAACACGAACCACGGTTGCTGATTGTGCTTCTTGTAAATAATTTTGAACAGTATATCCAAGATAACTGTATTCGTCTGCTTTGCCAAATCTCTCTTCGAACTCTGTCTGACTATCAACAATCACTGGAACGAATGCTGGACCTTTCTGAGCAACGCCAACAAAAGCTGCACCAATGTTAGCTACACCTTGCTCTAAGAAGGATAAATCTCGTTCTCGCGTAAATACGCCGGGGCTGACTACACGCTCTGCCATATCTTAATCTCCACTAAGAAGTTTCTATATCACCTGTTTCTATATTCAATAACCCCTCGCCGTACTTTTTATTAAGTTCAGCAAAGTAACTTTCTTCGTCCGAAACCGAATTCAAAAACTCTTGTTTTGCATTCTTAACTAAATTATCTAAAACCGTGTGTTGAAGAACTAACTCACTTAAGTACTCAGCAACCACCGATACCTGTTCACGGCCGTCTTTGATCTTTTGTAGTTCTTCTTCAGTAATTTTACTCATAAAATAACCCTTTAATAAAAAACCCTATGGAGGGGAGTCTTCCACCTCATATGATAAATATGTCTTTTAAATCCCAAAATTAACCAATTTCAGTATCACCTAAATCTATTCTTTCGGTTATTACCAATTTTTTATTTGTAAATCTAACTATATTTGTATCAATTGGATTTCCATGTTTATCTACAGTGGTTTCAGGCAACAAATAAGCTTTAACCATCAACGTAAATTCAGACCTAACCAATCGATCTGAACGTTGTGGTAATACTACAGAATTATTATATGATTCTACACTTGTTTTAAACTTATATTTATTATTATCTCCCCAATAATTCTCAACTTCAAAAGATATTTGTTCTACCAACCCATTCATTTGTTGCTGATATTCTGTCCAAATCATACAACTATACTCTACATCATAAAAATCTGGATACATTACAGAAATATATCTTTTACTTTCTTTAATTCCATTCTGTATAGCAAATCTATCATATTTGTTTCTAGAATTCCATGATGTTGAATAAAAATCTCTTTCTAAATATTTGTTAATTGGATTATTTAAAGTATTTTTTCTAATATTATCTCTCTTAATCATAATAAGAGGAATTTGTAATTTTCCCCGTGTATCTCTCAACACACCATCCTTTCGTGTATTTTTCCAGCGTTCTGGATTTGCGTACAAAATTGGAACAGAAACCTTAAGATCATCTTGAACCACAAATGGTTGAATAACTTCATCCATATACTTTATTATAGCAGTATCAATATCAACCAAAGAAATAGAAATTCGTGAAGGTTCTTCTGCTTTAGTATCCAATCCACGATTTCTATATTCTTCAGAATTTTTAGCATCTGTTTTTAAATTAATGTTAGTCATATCTGTCTAGGTTCAATTTGAATATTACTTCTTCGTGTCAGATGTGTCTCACAGATAATTGACTCATTATATCCAGGCCTTCCAGCAATCAGTTGAACTTCTTGAATATTATCAATCTCATAAAAAGCATCATTATAACCAACAATGTCACCAATTTCTGGATAAATGTGACGTTCTTCAAGTATACTACGAACAAATCTAAATTCTACTTCTTGAGTTTGATCAATTCCAAAATCAGCATTACTAACAGCCGTATTTGGTTGATAATCAATAAAGGCAGAAACTTCTACACCAGTATAAGAAATCTTTTCAGTAGACTCCCCATAAATATTTGTATTTACATAATCAAGATTTAGTTTATATAGAATAACCAACGTATCAATAATTTCCGCACTAATCTCTTTATTAATGTGTTGGAAAAATTTAAAATCTTTACTAGAAACAAATTTAGGCATATTACATTACATAAATAGGAATGGGGACTTTTTGAAGAATCTTGTTCTGGTGATCAGCAGCTTCAGCCTGAGCTTTCATCTGTTCAAATCTTCCAGAAGCATGTAAGGTTTCCTGTAACTCTTTAACTAATTCTTGTTTTTCTTGAACAGCTTCCCTTCTAAGAAGTTCCCCATCCATCCTAATGTCTGCGTTTGGAATAGGAACTGATTGATATTTAGAACGAATAAGTCCAAGAAGCTCTTTAGCAAGAGCTAATGTATATTTGTAAATCCACACTTTACCAACTGAATTAATATTTGCATATTGAATGTGTGATAACGGAACATTAGAAGCATCACTCACAAATTGATTAACACCAATTCCGTAAGCAGCAGTAACACCACCTCCCCAAGCTGTAGCAGTCACAGTAGGAGTCGCACCAAGTGTAGCTGTCCATGTATTTGCTGTAGGAGCTGTAAGGATAGTGTGTGTTTTATTAAAATAAGATACAGCTATACCCCCCAGAGTTGATCCAGGGACACCCACGATATTTACTTTATCCCCCACACTAGCACCATGACCTGTGTCGGTTACGGTCATAGCTACAGATCCGCTTGTCAATGAAACGGTTCCTGTAGCAAGTGTTACAGACCTACCCGTTTGAATTGCCGATCCCGATTTTTCACTTACAACATAATAATCAAACCATACTGCGAAGCTATTTAATGGAATTGGTGAAATTCTAAGTTTATTATTAGAAAGTGTAAATGTATACTGACTTTTTCGAATCACATCATTAATTTCAATAGCTTGAACACGAAGCATATCTTCATAAGCTGGCATCATCACAAATGTAATCGCCGGAGAATAATCACTAAATCCAAATTCAGCCATTAGATTTGTA